TTAGGAGAGAAAAGGAGTTTAGTAAACGTTCAGCAAGAGTTAAGTGAAAAGGGCACTAAAATAAGTGAGACTAGTTTAGCAAAATGGAGTAAAAAGTATCAATGGGTAGAAAGAGTTCAGAAGATGGACCAAGAAGTGATGGACAGGTCAGAGGAAATAGCAATTAAGAACGCAACAGTAAAGAAGTCAGACATTTTAAAAACCGTGAAGAACACGATGATTAGATATAACAAAGCGCTTTTAGATGGAACTACAATACCATCAGCAGGTGATTTTAAAACTATGTGGGAGATAGGACGCAAGGAGCTGGGCAAAGATCTCAACAAGTCCCCGGCCATAAAGATCGAGATCAACCAGCGTATATTATCGATTGTCCAAAAAGCAGAAGAAGATGCTCGTAAAATTATCGTAGAAGAAATTAATAATGAGTAAAATAACATTTAAACAATGAACTACTTTATAGGAGCAGCAATCATAGCATTATTACTTGTGGCGGGAGCGGGCATAGGATCCTACTACGGGGCTAAGAAGGCTATAGAGCAGAAGAAGTTCGTGATCAAGTTGGACGAGAAGAAGGGGGAAGCAACACTTGAGCCCGTGCCAAAAACAACAAGCAAGGCGGAGTTCATCGAGGATGCCACGGCAGAGCAGCTGGCGGAGATGGATCAACTGTCGGGCTGGAAGAGATTCTTTAAAAGATTCGTTAAGCCAAGGAAAGATGAGTAAACTATCACCATGGAGAATAAGGTTCAGGAAAAAGTTTGGCAAGAAGCCAGATATTGAGAAGTTTGTCATTAAGCTTTATAACGAAACAAAAAACAGGTCGAGGAGCCAAGGATATCGAGAGAGAGCCTTGGAGGAGGAAACTAAAAACACATAGAAAATGCCAAAAAAACCTAAGCCATACTAAACAATGCCAAGTGAATACGACAGCTTAACCAAAAGGATTGAGGACCACCAGGAGCTCCTCAGGCAAGAGAGGGAGAGGAGGAAGCCTACCCCAAACACGCTGATGGAGAGAGAGACAGGCGCAAGGCTGAGCGCGTTTGATTTCTGGTGCGACAACTGTCTGATGGACTTCTCGGGACCGTGCCACAAGACAAAGCACAGGTTGTTCGGGGACACGATAGCCGTCTGGAGGGCAAGGTGCCCTATTTGCGACACGGATTGCCTCCGGCACATCACCCACAAGGACGATGACAAGTATTACAACAAGTCAACCAAGGTCAGGCGACAGAGGAATGAGTATGCGTGGCAGATTCTCCAAGCCGGAGAGCACGGGTTCAGAACCCATTACGGGAATCCTTACAAAGAGCATGACGAAAAGATGCAAACGAAGGAGAAGAATATAGTGGAGACGGAGAGGGCCATCGGCTTAAAAGGGCTGTCGCTGAGAGAACAGCAAAGGTTAAGGAGATTCAGGAACAGCTTATGAAGAAAAATAAACCAAAGGTAATCATAAGCAGTCAGGAGATCAAGAGTTTCTACCATGAGCAGTTGAGAGGCCTTCGAAAGATGGTTAGCTTAAGTCGTAAAGGCAAACCCCGGAAGCAGGCCTGGGGCATGCACATAGAGAAACCATAATTAACTAATCACTTTCCCCTAAATGGGATGTGGGGAGGACGAGGTAAGATATGAAAAAATACCAAATAATTTATGCTGACCCACCATGGAAATACGAAACTTGGACAGAGTTAAAGACAGAAAAATTGAGAAAAAAATGTGGAAGTATATGTTATCCAGTAATGAATACAGAAGAAATATCCAAATTACCAATCGATAAAATAGCAGATGAAAAATGTATATTATTTATATGGGTTACAATGCCAAAATTAAATGAAGTTTTTAAAATAATTAAATCTTGGGGATTTATTTATAAAACAGTTGCCTTTACATGGGTTAAACAAAATCCTTCTGGTATAGGTTATTATTCGGGCTTAGGTCATTGGACATTAGGAAATCCAGAATTATGTTTACTTGCTACACATAAGAAATTTCCAAAAAGAATCAAACCAATTAAACAACTCATAGTTTATCCAAGAGGAAAACATAGTGAAAAACCATCAATAATTAGAGATAAAATTATAGAACTTGTCGGAGATTTACCAAGAATAGAACTATTTGCACGAAAACCAAAAGGACAACTATTTGAAGATGAAAGTTTTAAAGGTTGGGATGTCTGGGGAAATGAAGTAGAAAGTGATATAGAATTAACCAACTAACAAAGTAAGGTTATGAAGAAGATAACAAAAGCCGAAAAAGAAACATTGGTTGCCATTCTCAAAGACTACCATAAAAGAAATTTCAAGCGATTAGGAACTTGTGATTTACTTTGGATTGAAGATTTTATTAAGAAACTAAAAACCAATGACTAACCTACCATACAAATGAAAATAGAACACTATAGCCCAGCACTATGGCTCCTAAAGAATAACTTCGTTAATGAGAGAGGTGAGCGTTTGACGTTCAAGCCCAACCATTATTTCTTATATGATATCTACAAAGACCTCTCGCAATTCCAAGTGATCAAGAAGTGCGCTCAGGTGGGGGTTTCAGTCACGATGACCATGAAGACGGTGTACATGGCAAAGTACAGGGGAATCACCACGATTTATACAATGCCCTCTGACAGCGACGTCTCAGAGTTCGTGAAGACCAAGGCAGATAAGATATTCTTGAGCAATCCTGTACTAATGAAAGGAGCCAACATCGACAACATCCAACTAAAACAGATTGGAGACTATTTTATATACTACAAAGGGACTAGGTCAAAGACTACGGCCATTTCAACTACAGCTGATTTATTAGTTCATGACGAGAAAGACAGGTCGGACCTGAACATTATTGAGCAGTACCGATCCCGTATCACCGCCTCAAAGTTTAAAGGAATCTGGGAGTTGTCAAACCCGAGCGTGACAAACGTAGGAGTGGACGTAGATTGGAAGAAGTCAGACAAAAAGGAGTGGTTTATAACATGCCGGAAGTGCAACACAGTACAGACCTTAACCTGGGATGAGAATGTGGATGAGATTAGAGGGATCTATGTCTGTAAGAAGTGTGGGAAAGAACTGACAGACAGAGAGAGGAGAATAGGAAAATGGATCCCAACAGATCCGGGCAAGGAGATCTCGGGGTACCACATCTCGCAGATGATGGCAGCGTGGCTCACGGCCAAGGACCTTATAAGAGAAAAGCAGGACAGGGGGATAGAGTATTTTAATAACTTCATTTTGGGGGAGCCGTACCACGTGGGGACGGCAGCAGACTTCAGGCAGATGATCACGGACGCATGGAGTGCCAAGACACTGGACCAGGGGCCGTTCATTCTCGGAGTTGATATAGGAATAGAAAAGCATTATGTTCTCGGAGGGAAAAATGGTATATTCAAGATAGGGAAGGTCAGAAGCCGGGAGGAACTTGAGTCTATTATAGAGAGATATAATCCGACAATTATAATGGACGCTGGGCCCGAGAGGACGTGGGCTGAGGAATTTAAGAAGAAATACCCAAAATGCCATCTAGTATTTTACCGAAAAGACAAGCCAAAGGCTCCGGTCGTTGTATGGGGAGGGGAATCAGGAAGCAAGGAAGACAAGAAAAACTGGGGCTACATCTGGGCGGACCGGAATCGAGCAATCGATGCTGTGATCTTCGACATCCAGTCGGGCAATGTTCTATTCAATATAACCAGAGAGGATCTAGAAAAGTACATTAAACAATGGGAGACACTGAGGAGGATCGAGGAGCTCACACCATTAAACACTAAAACATACAAGTGGGAAACCACCACGGGCATGGATCATTGGGTCCACGCCACGGTCTACTGGTGGATGGCAAAGAACCGTGCCAAGAAAATAGTCTTTATTCCAGACAAAGGAGAGAAGAAAGACATCATCGAAAGAACTGGGGAGGGATTCAGAATGCGTTCCATAAAAGAGGTATTAGAAGAACAACAGAATGAGTAATATAATCATCATCAAAACATTCGCAAAGAAGTGGAAACTTGAAGAACAAGCAGTTAACACTATCTACATAATAATTGGCCAGCAGGCCAGGAGGTATGGAAAAGTTTCAAGGTTTCTTAGGGGACTCAATATCCATTTAAGCCCGAGAGCTTTGAAATACTTTTATCACCGGATAAGGTTGGCAGAAAGAATCAATGAGAAAAAATTAGGCAGGCCAAAGAACTACAGTAATTTATTAAGAAACGAAAGATTGAATTGGGAGTAAAAATCAGTTCGGCTTAAAAAACAACAATCTTACTTTAGAAGTTCGGTTTAAATTTCCGAACTTTTTGTTTTGGTGAAATAATTAAGACAATTAAAATGATTGATGTAACTACGTTAGAAGAAAATCAACAGTCACGTCTTATTGACAATCGCTGGAGAGAAGGCGCTGAGTTGTGGTCCAAAATGGAGAAGGTTTATAAGAAGAATAAACTACTATGGCAGAACAATCCGCCATGGATCGCTAACCATCCTCCAAAGAAATCCAAGGCTCGCGACAACAGGATATTCGTGGCCATGGAGTCGGTGATCAGCAACCTCACGGGACGGCCGTCAAAGCCAAACGTCTTACAAGCAAAAAAGACACCCGAGGCAGCAATCATAGCAGAAGACCTTCAGGACTTCTTTTTGGCAAAATACAAAACACTCGGCATGAAAAAAAAGATGAGGCGAGCTCTAAGATACCTCTTCTTCAGCCGGATGCTGGTCATGAAGACCTACTGGGATACCGAGATAGATGACTTTAATCAAAAGCCAGTGAATCCTTTAAAAGTGAGGTTCAATCCAAAAGCAAATAATATAAATGAAACCAATTATTTTATCGAGGAAATAGAGACACCAGTCCTTAATTTAATAGAGAAGTTTCCAGAACAGGAGGAGTTTATCGTCTCGGTGACAGGAGGGAACAAGGACGAGTTGACGGTAAACAACCCCAAAATACTCTACCGGGAAGCGTGGATTGGATATTATGTATTATATCAGTTCAGAAACAAGATCCTTAAAGTAGAGCCACATCCCTACTGGGACTGGGATGGAATAAGAATGATAGAGAACGAGAGGGAAAAACTTGAAGCGACGGATGGAAGACAGAGAAGGGTAATAGCTTCTCAAATAAAAGAACATCAAAAGTTTAGAAGTCAAGAGAAGGCCCAAAAAGAATTTAACTACGAAAGTTACGCCTTTAATCACCTAGATAAACCATTACCTCCCTATATATTCGGGTCAATCCTAAACGAACAGGATCAACCGGTCGGAGAGACTAGCTTAATAGAACAGGCAGAGTCCCTTCAACTGGCCATAGATGAGAGGAAGAGGCAGTTTTCAGACAACGCGGAGATGATGAACGGAATAATTAAGGTTGACACTAACCTGACACAGATTAGTAAGGCAGACGCAATAAAAGCCAAGGCAACTCCAGGAGGATTATGGTACGGCCCAGGAGTAAGTAACGGAGTGACCAGAGAAGTAGGAAAGGAACTGCCGGGATTTTTAAAGGACGACATGATTCACTCAACAGTTGAGGTTGATAATTTATTTGGGACTCAACCTACATTTAGGGGAGAGGGAGGTAAAACAGAGACGGCAACCGGTCGGGCGATTCTAAGAGAGCAGTCGTTTCAAAGAATGAACGAAATGATGGACTTGGTGGATGACATCCACGAGCAGAGTTATAACTGGTGGCTTCAATTTATAAAAGTCAGGTATACAGAAAGTCACTTCATGAAATCACTAGGAATAAAGAAGGCCCAAGAGGTTATCGACCTCATGCAAGACGACATAAACGAAGGAGTAGAGGTGAGGGTGATCCCGGGACAGATACTACCCGAGGACAGACTATTTAAGGCAGAGAAAGCCAGGGAGGACGCCAAAGCAGGGATCCTTGATCCGTTATCATACTTTGAACTGGCCGACTACGACGACCCGCAAAAGCAAGTAAAGAGATTGGTAATGTTCAAAGTCAACCCCTTCTCAATACTGGAAATGACAGAGGAGGATCTGGCAAAAATCCAACAACACAAAGAGTTGATACCCACGGAAGAAGGAGGGAAAGCAGGAGAAAATAATAAAAAAGCTGAGCAAGTATCAGCTGTTAGGCAAGAAGCCGAGAAGTTAATAAACAGTCCGAGTTTTAAGAATATGCCGGCCGACAAGAAAAAGGCGGCCATAAAGCAAATTCAAGGAAGATTAAAAAAGGTAATAGAAGCAAAATAATTATGCCACACGGAAACATGAGGAAAATTATACCTGAGTCGGTGAAGGATTTAAAAAAGGAGATGGGAGGACCAACAAAACCACTCTATCCCCACTTCAGTATCGACATGAAACACCTTCCAGAAGCGAAGGAGTGGGATCCGCCAAACGAATACTATATCACCCTTAAATTAAAAATGAATGAGAAAATAGTCGGGAGGGATCATAACCACGCAGGATTTGACATCATCGGAATTGAACCCCAGTTAAGCAAGAAGGAAAAAAACTTAAGAGATAAACTTAGAGACAGCCAATATGCCTGAAGAATTAGAAAGAGAATTGAAGAGGAGGGCGGAAAAGAAAGGATTCGGGAAGAAGAGAAAGGCAGCGTACATTTATGGAACCCT